TTACCTATTAATGCTAGTACGTTAATCTCCTGAATTGAAAGCTGAGAGCCGTCTATGTCAGCCTCTAGCCCAATCGTAACAACACTACCACTACCCGTAGTGTTAACAGTAGGTTTAGTAGTTAAGACACCACCAGTAAATGTACCAACTGTGTACTCTGATACGCCGTAGTACGCTGGCACTTGGTTACCTACGTTAATCTCGTAGTTCTTGTAGTTTGTTTTAAAGTCGTAAGCCCACTTAACAAAGATTGTTTCTTCGTTTGCACCAATCAAGGTTGGTCTGATCTTTTTGAGAAACTTAGTTTTACTTGAATCTCCAAACGTCAACGCAGGACTAAAGTATCTAAACTGGTACACTGATGTGTTATCTAAGTACCCGTCGTAAGTGCCTACACCGTCAGACGTACCAATGTACAACGTACCGTCAGTGTGTCGCATAAATGATCTATGCGGTACAGATGTCCATCTTGTTACCCTGTACGCTCCGTTTTCTAATTTACCTTTTAAGTCAAAACAATAAATAGTAGACTGATCTGGAAAACAAATCAGGTAAAACGATTGCTCTGGGCTGTAACCAGAGGCTGTAGGTAATGACCTGTTTTGAATTACTTCAATAATCTCTGTCTTTACGTTAAGGCTCAAGTCAGATATAGGCAGGGACTTCTCTTGAATTGTTCTGCCCAAACTTCGCAGACCAGAGTTAGACATAAACAGAATGTCTGTACCAATGTTCTGAATAGAGTTTCTACAGATGCACCCAACACCAGACACTGTGTCTACAAGAGCCATACTAGCTGGACTTGTTGCACCGCCGTAAACAAGGATGCTGTGCTTACCAAATATAACTAGCGTGTTGTTGTGTGCCGCTAAAGCCCTAACCTCGTCGTAACCATCAGGCCACGCTTTAGATACATCTATAGAACCACTACTACCACCAGTAAAATCATTACCTATTAACAAGTCAGACCAGTATATAGTCTGTGTATCTGTTGCGTTGTCTACAACCCACAAACGTCCGTATGCTGACAGAGCCTCGTGACACTTTAGAGTAGCGGCTGTGGCTGTACCGTTAGCTACAGTAAACGTGCGTAATCCGTTAGCGTTGTCGTACACCAAAGGATCGTACCCACGTTGAAAGAAATACGCTTTGTCGTTGAAGTTTACAATCTTCCAGTTGTTTGCTGTAATCGTGTAAGATGCAGGCGTTACGTCAGTCAGCGTAGTTGTGCCTGTCATTATCTTGTTGTTACCAGCAGTAAAGATTACCTCGTTACCATCGTCATCGTAAAAGTGATGAATCTTGTGTACGTAATCTGTACCTAGTTCTGTCTTGTCTGTTGTTAAAACTTCAATACCTTTACGTGCCGCCAAACGACCACGCTTGTCAATTACAGCGTTATCAGCTACATCAGCGTAAGACGGATCCTGCGCTATCGGGGAGTCTTCTGTGTTGACCCCTTTAAAACCAGGAGCAACTAGGTTAATGCTTTGTAGTGGCTGTGCCATCTAACGTCTCCTACGGTGTAAACCAAATAGTTTCTTCAGGGTGCTTCTGTGCGTCCAGAGCAATAGCGTCAGACAGGTACTTGTCAGCAATAGCAAAGTACTCTGATGTTGACGTACCACCTGTCTCCCCACGTTCACGAGCTAACAGAGCTACCGCCATGTGAATAACGGGTTGACTAGGAATAGCCAACGTGTCAGAGTCAGAACTCAAGGCTACGTTTCTGATGACGCTCTTGACCTTCAAAGAGTAAACACCGTCAGGCTTAGGGTACACATCAATCTGTGCGTCACCAGAGCCGTCGATGCCGCTAAACGTGTAGTACTGTGGTGCACCAGAGGCAGGAGTGTTTACAAAGAACTTATCGTCAAACCATTCTTGAGGTCTGTACTCCATCACAATGTTAGACGTATCGTTAATGATGTTCAGGATCTTGCCTTGATCTTGGTATCCCGTAAGCGAGTACGTGTAATCATCAGCCGCCGTGGTGATCGTAAGGGTAGACCTAAGATTAGACCAGTCCCAAGCGTTTTCCACGAGTTGTTTGGCGTCGTTAATAAAGTCACCAACCATCGTGCTGTACGTGTCGTTAGTGACGGTTGTTACTGTGTCTTCTCGTAAACGTCTAAGGACGTTATTTACTAAGTCTAAGTACGTCATCCCATGTTTCCTGTAAACATACCTTGTGAAAGGCGAGCTATCATTTCGTTAAGTTCTCTGCTGTAATCTTTTTGTGGTAGCGGTGCATCTACCATTTGTGGAGTTTGGTACGAAAGCCCTGTCATAAAAGGAGTAAACTCAAGGGGAGAAGGGCTTGTTAACATACCCGTTCCAGTGTCTTCACCTTCGCCATCTCCGGGTCCATCTCCGGGTCCATCTCCGGGTCCATCTCCGGGTCCATCTCCTGGACCATCTCCGGGTCCATCTCCGGGAGGACCACTGGGACCACTAGGACCACTAGGACCACTAGGACCACTAGGACCACTAGGACCACTAGGACCACTAGGACCACTGGGACCACTAGGACCGCTAGGACCACTAGGACCACTAGGACCACTAGGACCACTAGGACCACTAGGACCACTAGGACCACTAGGACCACTAGGACCACTGGGACCACTAGGAGTATCGCTAGGAGGACCACTGGGACCACTAGGAGTATCGCTAGGAGGACCACTAGGACCACTAGGACCACTAGGACCACTGGGACCACTGGGACCACTAGGAGTATCGCTAGGAGGACCACTGGGACCACTAGGAGGACCACTAGGAGTATCAGTAGGAGTATCGCTAGGAAGACCAGCAGCTTTTATAAAATCACCTAGCAAACCTGTAACTTTATCTGTAGTAGTTTTACAGCCACCTACGTCTACTTTAGTAGTTGTTCCGCCTTGTCCGTCTGCAATAACTGTGTATCTATCGTCGCCGTCACAAGCACTAGAGAGCACTGTTCCTGCGGCTGGTGGTTGTTCAGTGTCTTCTTTAACTGAATCTGTAGTATCTTCTGTAACTGAATCGGTAGTAGAAACTTGTTTTACAAAGTCATCTAGAAGACCTGTCACAGTATCTGTAGTAGTTTCTCCTTCACCTTCAACAAGAACATCTTGACCGTCAATATCTTGTGTGTACGTCCCGTCTTTAAATTTACCCTCTGAATCTAAAACTGCCCAATCTTCATCAGATTTAGTGTCGCCTTCTGTTCCTGGCCCTATTATTATTTCACCAGAAAAAACAATTACTGGATTATCAAATGTTGTATCATCAATTTTTCCAACCTGTCTCCAAACACCGTCTTTAAAAATCCAGTCACCTTCTTTAACTCCACCGTCAGCACCAGCAGCACTATCAGCACCTCCGCTATCAGCACCACCGTCAGCACCAGCAGCACTATCAGCGCCTCCAGCATCAGCACCACTGTCAGCATCAGCACCTCCGCTATCAGCACCACTGTCAGCATCAGCACCTCCAGTAGCAGAAGCATCATCGCCGCCACCACCGCCGCCACCCATGCTTTCTAGGATTGCTGCAAAATCAGGAATTTGAATTTGAACGTCTCCTAACACATCGGTTACGTCTCCTTGTTGCCAAACAATTTCTGAGCCTTGGTCAACAGTTGATTCTAACCCTGTAATCTCATTTAAAATATCTACAATTTCTTCTGCTGTTAAGTCTTCGTTGCTTAACGTTTCTGTTAAAAATTCTCTTATTGCTTCAGTTCCTGCACCCGTGTCTTCTGTGTCTGTGGCAGACTTTATAATATCCATACCAATATTACTATCAGATGGAACTCTAGCGATATTATCATCGCCTATATACTCTTGAACTTCTGAAATAGAAGCACATCCAGTATGTGTTGTAGCTCCGCTAGTTACTACAACTTTAACTTTTCCCTCACCACATTCAGAATTTTCTTCAGTTAGTTCATCATAAATTTCTTGTCCTGTTGGAAGGTCGGTTAAAAGACCACCGCCTCCACCACCGCCTCCGTCTAACTTTTGTCTGTCTAAAACTCTTAGTAAATCACTATAAGACAGTTGGGGAATTCTTGTTGCGGTAACAACTACTTCTTCTAAGTCATCAGCCATAGGTTACTTACCACCCTTCATCTGCATCAACTTGTCAGCACCACGTATGCCAAAGCTGGCAGTTACAGCTACATAGAGCAAGTACTGGTAGTAATCAGGTAGCTTGTCTAGCTCAACAAAAGCCATACCCACCCTCTGCATAATACTCAAGTCATCCATAGCAACTCCGTAACACACAGCCAACAAAGGCATCGACAGTACTACAGTAAACCACTCGTCTTTCCATGAGGTTGCACTAGCCGCCGCCATCTCTTGTTCCCACGTAGCGGTGTTCTTGATGACTTCCATCTTAGCTACGTGTTTAGCTTGTGACTGCTCGTGCTTGTTGTTAAGCCAAGTCTTAGCGAGTCCAGCTATAGGTCCAATCAGTGCTGTCCACATATCAGTCTTCCTTAACGAACCGACCTTTTTCGTCACGCTTTCGTTTCTTCTCAAACAAGCCTTGAACTGTATCGGTTTCCCAGATACGTATACCTGTCCAGATAATAGTAAAC